TACCTGACGCGCGTCCAGGACGAGCGTACCTTTTCCCGGGACAGACGTAGATGTCCCATCCCGTAAAGAGACTGGACAGGGCACGCGCTTGGGGTTGTAGAGCCGGAAGGCCATTGAAACCGTCCTACGTCTGGGAAAGGTTGAAGACCGGTGCATCGGTGACGGCGGTCTTGGTCTCGTCATCCGTCAGATCTAGCTCACCCTCCACCCGGAGATTGAGGGTAAACCCGATCTTGCGCTTGGTGACGTCCTGCGTCTCATCCAGGTTGGAGCTGGACTCGAAGAAGCAGTCGTACGTGCGGATGTCCCCGATGGAGTCGAACAGGCCGATCTTGGCATACGGTTGAAAGCGCCGGATGGCGTACATGAACATCACGTTGGCGTTGTTGCGGGTGGCGGCTTCTTGCCGATTTTCGATGTTCAGCACATACGCCAGATCGTAAGGCACCGCCTGTTGGCGGTCATCGAAGCTGCTCCACCCGGACAGGTCCCCAGAAACGACAGGAAGGGCACCTTTGGAGGGGGCGCGGTACTGCCTGGACCCGGGGTGCCAGCGGTTCATCGCCGGATCGAGGGATTCCCTGGACACCCAAAAAACAGGCATCTGGTAGCGCTCGAACAAGTCTTCCGGGAAGCTCCACGTGACGGGAACGCCCGGGAGCCCGGCGGGAGGTGAAACCCCTTCGACCTGGACGAAGTAGTTGGGAAAGATGCCGAGCTTTTTCAACGCCGGATCGCACTCGACGTCGGGGTCTTTGGAGGTGGGGGAGTACCATACTTCTCCCCCCAGGGTCTCAACGATCCCGCGATCGAAGTCGCGCAAAGTGACCGTGCCGTTCTGACGGCGGCCCTCTGCTCGTTCGCGCAGTTCTTCGAGACCTACCAACGCCATGTGCAGTCCTCTCCTCTGATGCGATCGGGTGTCAGTCCCCGGGGTACTCTTGCTCGGCACGCCGCAAGATCTCGTTGTGGAGCATCACGCTCTTCGCACGACCGAGGAACGCGGCCAGGTAGTTGGCATCGGCAGCATCCTCACCCGGCCAGGCGGGAAGCAACCCTTGCTCCTCGTAGTCCTCGATGGTGCCGAACACGAGCCCTTCGGCGTCTTCGATGCTGATGCCGTGCTTCTCCATCAGTCCAGCGATCAGAGATGCGACGTACTTCTCGAAGGTGTCCGAGACGTCTGGGACGTTCACAGCCCCAACCGTGTAAGCAGGCGTGTCCTGCCCGGACCCTGCCTCCTGGGGCTCTGGGGACGTGCCGGCGAGGCTGAGGCCCCCGGTCTCGGCTGGGGGCATCGGCATGTTGGCGGCCTCTTGAAGGCGCTGCCGGATCTGACCCAAAATCTGGGTCGCTTCGGTGTAGATGCTCATCGTCGTCTCTCCCTGATTTGAGCCCGGCTCAGAAACTACCCAGTCTCTCGGCGAAGGGTATGTACTTGGCCGCCTCTGCCGGTGTGATGTGTCGTTGGACCCTAGCGGGCCAACTTCTCCAACCCTGATACGAAGCGCGCGTGAACGCAAAGGTCAAAGTGGAATGCGCTTTGAGAATACCCTGCATCCCACCAGCAATCTGCCTGAGGGCCGGGCGCCAGTGGGGTTTCGCATTCTGTCCACCCATTCCAAACTCCAACCGCAACCCCTCAAACGCGATGTCCGGAACAGCCGTCTGTTGGCGATTTCGCTTATCGCTCAGCTTGAGACGTACTCCAGCTCGGGCTAACTCTCTTTGCCACTTCGACTTGTCGCGGCGTCTGTCTTTCCTAACCTGTTCCACCTCTTTCGGGGTGACCTTTCGTACCACCAACCGCGCTTCGTTGCGCTTAGGAGTGAAAGGTAGCGCTTCTGCTGTCCAGGGTGAATACTTCTCTAGTACAGCAACACCGGGATGCGTTTTAGCCATCCGTCTTCGGGGCTCAATGTACAAAACGCTCACGGAGCCGTCAACTTCACGTACACCCGAACGCCGCGAGTTAAGGCGCACCGCGAATGCAGGAACGACTGCGTTTACTTGAGCGACTTCGAGCGCTTTCCTGTATTCCTCCCACTCGGGAGCAGAAGGAATGCGCTGGAGAAGCTCTTCGTGTAATCGCTTAGCGGCGTAGTACACGAGCTGGGCTTGAAACGCCTCCGTACGCTCGGGCCACTCTCTGACGACGGCAAAATAGCTCCGCGTCCGCTGAGTCGGACAGATGGACAGCATTAGAGCTTTCCGCCGCTGTTGAGGCGCGAGGTCACCTCCCTGACAATCTGGGTGAAGAGTAACAGAGCTTTGGGGAGGTGCTTGTCGAGGTTGCCCCAGGTTTCTCCATCAGAGACCTCGAAGCTGGGCTCTGCCTGATCGGTATCCGGGCGGTATTCCGCCAGGTACCGCAGGTGCTGCCGGCAGATCCCTACGATACGGGTTTCAGATCCTTTGACCCGGATGGCGAATTCCTTCGGCTGCCCACAGACAAAACACCACCGATCGAGGCTCGGCATGATGCCCTCATACTCGGGGAAGGCGTGCCCGGCCATGGGGGAGCCACACGGCTTGCTCGCTAGGCAGAGGTGTCCGGGAAGTCCTGCATCCCTGGCTCGCCAGTAGTAGATACAGGACGAGCAAACCGCGGAGAGCCCGGCCTCTTGAGCCGCTTTCATCCTGTCAACGTCCAACCAGCTCGGCTTTGGGAGATGGGTCACGGCGCGATCCTACGCTCCGGCGTGAACTCGGTCCGCCTCTTGACCGTGAGCCGGAAATTGACAAAGGCAGCTTCGTTGTTGACGTGCCCATCGCTGTCGACGTTTTCGACGTCGAAGGCGAACTTTCGACCGGGTACCGGTGCATGATCGACACCTTCCTCATTGAAGAAGGGTATGTCCCAAACCTGAACCACATCCCCTACGAGAGGGACGCGCATGCCGGCGGCCTCCACAATGGAGCGGGGAATGGTGATGATGGCATCCCATTCGGCGCGCTGACCTTGTTCGATGGTTTCGCGGATAGGCTCAGGTTTGTCGAAGGAACCCTTGAGCTTGTAGGGACCTATCCAGACAATGTGGACCGGCTCATCATAGAGCGGATCGCGCTTGGACCGCTCCATGTCGCGCACGAAGTACAGTATCTCCGTCCCCGAGATGGTCGCGCTGTGCTCGGTGGCGTAGGTGTCAAACAAAAGACGCTCGACCTGAGCAGCCAAGGACAAGTCGAACGAGCCTTTGCAGGGCTCGCAAAAGCTGGTGGTAGGGAACGGCTCCAGTTTACCCTTGGTCATGCGGCCTACCCATCACCCCTTAACCTGTCAGGAAACCAAGCGGGAAGCCGCTGTCAAAAATCTCCTCTTCCAACCGATCTCGCTCCTCTTGGGCTTGCTCGTACAGCCGGTCTGCGTTGAGCGTGAGCGTACCTTGCGCGGAGGGGTATGCATCGTACTTGCCGCGCACCAGGGACAACGTTCCCTTGGCTTCGGCCAGTGCTTTGCGTCTGATCAGATCGTGGTCTCGGAACTTCAGGTGCTCCAGGGTGACGCAGTTGGGTTTGTAGAAGATGACCGCCTTTAACGGGTTGGAACCCAACGCATCAGAGCTGATCCTATAGACGAGAAAGTAGCTGCGCTCGCCTCGTACCACCTCCCATTCAGGCTCTACCGAGATGATGCGCTTGGCCATCTCAATGTACTGAAGAGACTGCACGAACGAACTGTAGAGCCCTCCTCCGCGTGGGTTGGCGAAGACGTCGTACGGGATCTTATCCACGAACGCGAACGGACTGAAAATTGTCGCGAAGTCCAATTCCCGCTCGGCGAACACCACCTCGAAGACAGTGTCAACGTCATCGGGTAGCTCGACGCGCGTTTCGTTCGGGATCAAGTCTTTCTCTAAGACCCTTTCGATACCCTTCTTGGCGATGAACCACTCGATGGCGTCATCGATGGCGTCGTCGAGCTGCTCCTGTGACAACTCGACACAGATCAGTGGCCCTCCGAGCTTGCGAAGAAGCCACTGTTCCAGCTCTGCTCGGGTCATCAGCCGCTGGGCCACAAGCTCTCCTGTCTCGGAATTTCAAAGATCCGAACGCTCTTCTGTGCATCCTTTCATCGCTGGGACGACGGGATCAACTCTCCTCGACGTCGAACATCACCTTCAGCAGGTACGCCCGCAGCTCACCGACGAGTCGGACTTCGGCAGGGATCTCGATCTTGGCGGCGTCCGCCACCGCCTTCAGGTCTTTGCCCGTCATCCCCATCAGGCTGTCCGCCGTGAGCGCAGATTCCTCAGCCTGCTGTTCTTCTTGCTGCTCTTCCTGCTTCTCGACTTGCTGCTCTTTCGCCCCCTGAGCCTCTGCGTCACCCGCTGCCTTCTCTTCCTCGCGCGTCTGCGTGACCGGGTCTTCTTGGGGCGGCACAGGGGTCGCGGAGGGGGTAGATGACGCAGCCAGGTCGGGCTCGGTCTTCTTCGCAGGAGGTGACAGCGCAGGGATCACACGCACGATGGACGGAGCGGGCGGTGTGAACGGCACGAGGAGCTTTCCACCGGCCGGAGTCGCGAACTTCGCCCACTGCTCGCCAATGAGCACGGCGCCGTCTCGGACGCGACCGTAGCCGGGGACAAACGCCTGCTGGACGTCAGGATTCTTGGTGTACTGATGTTCCATTTGACGATGTCTCCTGTTTCTCGTGGGGAACAGCGGCCAGGTCTTCCAAGCCCTGGGCGAGGGCCTTCAGTTCTGCGAGTTGGCCCTCGATGAAGAGTACCTTCTGCTGGATGCGAAGCGCCACTTGTCGGACGAGTTGGCGGTCTTCATCGGGGAGAGGAGCGGGCGGCGTCTTGCTACGCATCTTCGCGGCCTCGCCCAGGGAGGGCGCGTTCAGGGCGCCGATGGCGTTCAGCTCGCGCTCGATCTCTTCGGGGGTGGGCATGAGGAGGCTCCTTGGTCCGACATCCTGGGGCTGGGAAACAGAGTAGCGCGGGGAGAACGAATAACCAACCGCCTACTACTTCAAACCACATTGGCGAGGACAGAACCCTTTCGGCGCTTGAGGCGCAAGAATTTACGCTCTAGCCGCAATCCGGGAGCGGTGCCCGTATAGAGCCTACGAGCAACAAGGTCACGAGCGTCACCATTGAACCACACGGTGCGGGCACTGATATAACGTTCTCTGTCGTCGGTCTCCCACTCGACTTCCTGAATATGCCCTGGTTTCTCGCCGATGAAGTCAAGCAGCCAGTCTAAGAAGAAAGGAGACCCAGATGTAAACGCCAATGAGTTACCACGTTTGTTAGCGTGACCGTCCCCATCAAAGCAACCCCGGAGAAAGTGCCATAACAGAGTATCGTCTCGAATCTTTGGCGGCTTCAGTGTTAGAGATTTTGCCGGGGTTATGCTGTAGTACCTTTCCAGGGCCTCTACCCAATCGACACTACACACATCCAACCAGCTATACACACGACCTGTGTTGTTGGGTTTGTCCCTTATGGGCTGGTCTAGGGTAGCGAACAGCTTGAGACTTTCGAGAATGCAGCGGTCCTTTGGGTGTACTCCAAAGGCTACAGATCTACGATTTTGCGGGACACACCCATCGGCTGCCACGAAGCCGGCGAAGTACGCAGAAACTGGGGTAGGGGTGCGAAAGAAGTCCCGATCGCACTCGGTATACTTTGCGTACACCCGATCGGGTTTCGCTTCTCGTCCGCTGCGTCGGACGGCTTCTTGGATCCGGCCGAACGAGACCCCAAAGATCGCCCCCACCTCCGCCATGGTCATTTTCTCGTTTGCGAAGTACATCTCGACCGCGGCGTCTGTGTCAAAAGTTGGCGGACTCGCTTCGCGATGAGAACGCGTTCGGACGCCTCGCTCCCGTAATATCTGACTCACACGCCCTTGGCTTACCCCAAACTCGGCCGCAAGTTGCGCCTGGGTCAGGTTTTTTCCTTCAGCAAGGGCCTGCGTATAGCGGTCAACCACGGCCTGGGCCGAGTGGATACGACCTCGTGGTTTGAGGTCTTTACGTCCTTTTGGCCTTCCCATAGTCGGGCATAGTAGTACATCAGAAGAAGAACGTAAAGAAAAGGGCGACCTTAGGCCGCCCTTTTCTCAAGCTATCTCTAGCGCGGCTAGAGATTTTGCACCCTGATCTGACCGTAGTAGTCAGGGCGGAGGAGCTTCTTCGCGTACCGGGTCCGCAGACCCTTCCTGAAGCTGAAGTCACTCGGATCCAGGAATGTTGGGGTGACCTGGAGCGGGATGTAGGGCGCCCACACGAAGCCGGCTTCCAGGAAGTGCATGCCCTTGAGCCCCACCAGCATCTGGTCGGTGCTGAAGAACGGGTCCTCGTAGACGCGCCACTTGTTCATCATGGTGCCGGTCCGGTAGATGCCGAACTGACCGTGGGTACCCATGGGGCGCGGCAGATCGACCGGAGCGTCGATGGCCATGCCTGCTGAGTACAGGGGCTTGAAGTCGCCGTGCGTGGTGAGTTGGGCGAACAGGGCCGAGACCTCGGGCGAGGTCACGATGAAGTTCGCCGGCTGCCGCAGGGTCTTCTTGTGGATGGTGTTGGCCACGGTCGAGATGACCGTGATCATGGATCGCAGGTGGTCGTGCTCAGTGATGCCAGCGGGTACGGCGCGGTCGAAGACGCCGGTGGTCCCGGTGCTGTTCTGGAACAGCTCCTGGATGATCTCGCGGTCAATCTCCAAGGAGATCTCTTGCGCCACCGCCGAGACCAACTCGGTCTCCGCATCGATGCCGTGGAAGGCCCGGAGGTCTTCCGCAGCCTCACTGCTCCACAACGCCTTGAGGCGGCGCGGGACCGCTTCGACGGGCGCCTTGCGGACGTCCAGGTTCACCTGCGGGATCTTGGTGTTCAGCTCGCCGTCGTAGAAGTAGAACACCTTGATCGAGTTGCCCGCTACCGGCGCAACCGTGAACAGGAACCCGGTGAGCGAGCCGTTGGCGTAGTTGAGCGAACCGGCGGTCACGTCGCCCGTGAACCCACCCGCGCCGTTGTCCACTGCTTCCTGCACAGTCGCGCCCGCCGAATCCAGCTCGCGGACGGTGACCGAGAAGCCGCGCTCTGCGTTGAGCGGACGGACCGGCGTGAAGCCGAGGTTGACGTCCAGACCGGTGCCCACACCACCGAAGGCTGCGCCGTCCCCCACCGCGGCGATTTCACCGTCGATGAACTCGGACGAGTAGTCGCGGTTGAAGTCGCGTGGGAAGACGTTACCTGCGGTCGTCGACCCCTTGGTCGTGCCGTAGATGTAGTCCAGGAAGAAGACGGCGCCGATCGGCGCAGTCATTGGTTGGACAGACACCAGCTCGTGCGCGATGAGGTTGGGAAACACCCTCCGCAAGATCGGGAAGATGTACTTGGTGAACGGGCCGACGTTGCCACCGCGCGTCTCCTCGTCGATCAGGCGCATGGTCTGTGCATCGACGCCGCGGAGGTGCTGGGACTGGTTCTCCATGAGCATCGCGGTGAGGCCGAGCACGTACCGCTGCTGCTCGCTGCGATCCGGGATGCCCTCCAGCAGCGCTCCCCACTTGTTGATGCACTGATTCACGTAGCCCCGTGCGAGGACCGTACCCTGACGATCCTCCCCCGGGACGCCTTCGACCATCTGTCGCGCTTCCATTGTTTCTACTCCTCAGAGGGGTTTTTGTGGGAGGGGATCTCCCGGGGGTGGCCTGCTACGAGGCCGACAGTCGCTTGATTTCATCGAGAGAAAGGCCGGTGCCGTTGTAACTCGCCCCGGATCGAGCGTCGCTGCTTGCGTGAGCTTCCATCACCGGTTCGTTCGGGTTGGAAATGTCGTAGTCCAATCCGCCCGTACGGGCGGATTGGGGCAGTTGGGGCGCCGGCTCGACATGGCTGACGGAGTTGGAGCCTGCCAAAGCGCGCACACGGGCACGGATGGCATCGACCTGGTCCGATTCGGACATCGGGCGGCGGAACTGGTCCAACACCTGATCCACTTCCGCTCGGTTGGTCGGCGGGTTCTCCTCGAAGTGGCTGACCATCTCCGCACGGCGGGGGTGGTGACGAAGTCGCTCGGCGATGTAGGCGTCGATCGCTTGGGCCTTGTTGAGAGTTACCGACTTCTCCAACGCCTCTTTGAGCTGGGTCATCTGCGTTTCGAGGGCCTGAACTCGCCGATCGGACTCAGACTTGACCTTGTTCATCTCCTTCTGCCGCGCGTCCTCTTGTGCCTTCTTCTCGGCCGCGCGGCGATCCAGCTCTTCTTGGACAGCGGAGACCTTGGTGGCGATCTCTTCAACAGATCCGTAGCTCGCCACGTCACCGACGATGCTGCGGATCAGATCGGCGTCGGCGCTCCCTTGAAGCTGTTGCTCCAGATAGAAGCGGTAGCCTGCCTTCTTGGCCATCGCTGCGAGCTTGTTGACCTGGTCTTCGAGCTGGACCTTCTCCTTGGAAAAGGAGCTGCGCTCGGTCGCGAGCTGGCCTTCCAGCTTGTCGATGCGGTCTTCGAGCTTGGCGACGACCGATTCCTCATCCTCGGAGAGGACGTAGGGTCGGATGACGGTCTTGATCTGTTCGACCGCCTTCATCGCGCCAGCCAACTTCGGATCGGAGAGCATGTCACCACGAACCTGCTCGGCAATCTGCTCTTTGGCGTCGACGATCTGCTGGGTCACCTTCTCGGTGACCTGTTTGACCGCCTCGTCCTTGCCCTTTTCGCGCCCGGCCTCTTCGGCTTGGAGGACGCGCTTCTCGGCATCCTCGGTGAGCTTGGCGAGTAGGGCATCTTTTTCGGCGAGCTGCTCTTGCATCTCTCGGGTCGCCTGGGCCGAGATGGCTTCAAACAGCTCGGGATGCTGTTCCTTGAGCTGCTCCTCGGTGAGGTCTTGGATCTCCATACTCAGGTTCCCCTTGTTCTCTTGGAAGGATTCTGGCCACGCATCGCGGTCTGCTGGATCGGCGACGGCGTCGAAGGTGACCAACCGGAAGCCGGGTTGGACTACAGATTCACCTTGCGCGTTGGTCCGTGTTGCGCCGAAGCCTCTGGAAGAAACACCGACCTGACAACCTGCTTCGACGATGGCTTTGAGGTTCTGTCCGCGCGCGGTGTTGAGAATCTCTGCTTCACCGTACATCACACCATCAGGTTGAAGGTCCAACTTTGTGATAACGTGAGAAATACGGTTGAGGCTTGTACGACCATCCAACGGATGGTCGGCTTCCCCGAATACACGACGCTGTTCAATCAGAGGTTGGAGGCGCTTCAGCTCCTCCGCTACGAGATTGCGCGGGTATAGGCGCTTGTTTTCGGTGGCCCGATCAGCGCGACCGAACTCACCCTTAAGGATCCACTTCTTCGGCGCACCCTCTACGACTTCACGCTCTTCAACGACCAGAGGTGTCGACGGGTAGTAGACCCCTTCGATGAGACCCACCTGTCCCTGCGTGTCCTCCAAGAGGGCGCGACCGATTTTTTTGGCTGGGGTAGGGGGTGTACTCATCGTTCTCGTTTCCAGAACTTGGCTTTGAAGGGACCTCGATCGAGGATGCTGGGCTTCTTCTTGACTTCGCGCTTCTTCGGTTTGAGCCCCGTCATCAGGTCGCTGACTCCAAGAATCTCCCGCCAGGTACTACGGTAGGCGGTCCGTCGCTTTCGATGACCACCATAACCCTCGTGGATCACTGCGGTCCTGGCTTGCCCTTCTCTTTCGCAGCCCACTGGGCCATCTTCTTGGCGCCGTACTTCTTCTGTCCGATGGCCGCCGCCACCGCTTTGGGATCTTGGATGTCGGGGCGCTTCTCCAACTCCTTCGCCAGGGCGGCGAAGCGACCCCCCTTTCCCGTCTCGGAATTCCAAGGATCCGAGCGTCCTTTCAACCCAAAAGGGGCCTTCTCAGCTTCCATGACGGCCTCCTCGGGGAGAAGGTGCTCGTAGCAGGCTGCGAGAAAGGTGATGTCGTTGTCGTCGATGGATTCCTTCTTGTAGCCGTTCTTCTTTGCGGCCTTCATCCCCTTGACGACCTTCATCGCCTCATCGCCGGGCATGTTGGCGAGCTTCACACCCATCTCAACCATACCTTGCACAGCGTCCAGGGTGTCATCCTCGGACATGGTCGCCATGCCGACGAGCTTGTTCTTAAGACCCCTCACGTATGCCGGGATGTCGTCATCGGAGAGCGACTCCAGCTTGACGGCGACGCCCTTCATGAGGGCCAAAGCGTCATCGTCCGACAGTCCTTCGAGCGCGCTTGCGGCAAGCGCGATGACAGCCAGGTCTGAACCCTCAACCTGGTCCTCCTCCTCCGAGTCGGCGAAGAGGCTCACGTCTTCGATGAGGTCGTCGTAAATCTCCAACATCTCCAGAAACGTGCTGAAGAAGAGCTTGAAGTCCTCTTCAAATTCCGCCGCGTCGGTGTCGCCCAACTCGTACTCATGCAACGTCTCTGCATAGTCAGCAGCGGTCTCGGCCAGGGCGTTGACGGCCTGGCAGAACTCGATGACGCCTTCGCGGATCTCGTCATCCCCCTCCTCATCGAAGAGGTCTGCCTCGACCATCTCGGCGAGGGTCTCCTCGACCGGGACGAGTTGATGGGCAAGATCGTTGGCAGCCAGCGAGAGCGACGCGAACGCCTGCGTGTTCTCCAACACCTTGGGCGCGAGCGAGACCTTACCGGCTGCCTCCATCAGATCGTTGAGATCGGCGATCAACGCCGTCAGCGCATCCGCCTCCACCCCTTCCTGTGCAGGCGACGGACGGCGCAACGTGATGCGCTTGACACCTGACTTGCGCAGGTGGCCGAGGCGGGACTGCGCTCGCTTGTAGAGGCGCTTGAAGCGTCGGCCCGCGGCCGATCGGCGCCACTTCTTGACCATGCGCTTCTTGACGGCCTTGACACGGCGGTACTTGCGACGGGCGAGACGTCGTTCACGACGAATCTCAGCGCCGCGCTCCTGTCGCATAATACGTGCGGCTTGCTCAGACAAGTCCGCCAACTGGTCGTCGTCCAGATCTGCTTGGTCGAGAAGCCGGGAGATCTCCGCCGCGACGCGCGCCACGTCCAGATCGACCACTTCTGCTGGGTGAGGGTCTTCCTGACGAGTGGAGTCCTCCACGATAGGAGCAGACGGCGGGGGGTTGACGATTCGCTGCACCCTTTCATCATCGCGTACCAACCCGATGAGGGCGAAGTCTTCGGCAAGAGAAGAGAGCTTGGGCTGGGTCACGGCGAATCCTCCGGACTCACGTCGGCTTGGGCAGCAGCTTCTACAAAACACCGCGCCACAGAGATTGGAAAGAGAACTTCCGACAGAACGTTGCGAAAATCGGCAAGTGTGTTGACGCTCGCGTCCTGTTGGATTGTGAGCACCTTCTCCGCAGCGGTACTGACCGTCTCTAGGTGCTCGGACAACTCCACTTGGACCCTGTCCGCGAGGCTATCAGCGCCATCTCGGAATTCCAAAGAACCGAGCGGCCTCGCATCCCCAAAGTCGAAGCTGTTGAGCTTGTTGCGCTCATCCCTAAGCATGCGCACCAGGTCTTCAAGATCGGTAACGACCTGCATTCGGTCATCATCGCCGACGATGTTCTCGTCTAGCTTTTGGAGCTGACGCTCCTCGATCTCTTTGAGCCCTTTATGCCAACAGGCCCGCTTCAGCGTGTTTTCGTGCTCAACCCACAGGGAGCGGAAGTCCGACCGCTGGAGGATCTCGGCCTTCGCCTTGAGAACCACTGCGGCCACATCCTGTTTTGCTGGTCGAACAGACTCTACCAGGGAAGCGAGCCGAAGAGCAGCATCTGGGTCACCGCTGAGCAAGCCCTTCACAACCTGCTCAGCTTCCTCCTGTACAAACGCCTCAAGGTTCTCCTCGGAGTAAACCTTCAGCGGTACCTGCTCGTGCCCTGTGATCCGCAAATCACCATTGCTGTCCTCATCAAAGCGCACCCTGACAGCCTTCGACGAAGCCGAGAGAACGATGGCGTGACCAGGGAAGGTTGCCACCACCCGTGTTTCTACCCGCTCACCAAACAACCGGGGCGAGGATTCCTGCACAGCCTCCACAAGCCGCGCAATGAGGTGCTCAAAACTCCCGTTGCTGAGCTTCCTGATGTCTTCGGTGGCGAGTAAGCTGGTCATAGGTGTTTGGGCGAGTCTCGGAATTTCAAGGGTCCGAGCATCCTTTTCTCCTGCGTCAGGTGCCTCTCCTTACGCTTATCTCCTGCGTCAGGTGCCGTAGTTCTTCAAGACGGCGGGCCAAGTCCTTGTCGTTTTTCAACAAGCGATCGAGCTTTTCGCTAGCCCTCTTCTCCGCTTCACGGTCGCCCGCAAATAGCTGTCGTTCCGATATACCACTACCCTTAGAAGGGGGCAAGCTACCAGAAACTCTGTCTGAAACGTACTTCCCACGGGACGCACGAGTAGACTCCGGAACCCCTTCCGGTGCAGGTTCTGTCGCCTGGGCTTGAATCTGCGCTGCCTTAGCCTCTTGCCGTGCTTGGGATTCGGCCTCTTGTTCCCGCTGCTTCATGATGGTTTGAATGGCGTCGTCGTTCATCCCAAAAATCGTGGACAGTATCCAGTAGGCGGACACAAACTCCCTCATCCGCCCCGCCAGGTCGGCCCGCGCGTTCATCACCTCCACCTGCGCCAGCTCGAAAATAGCTGACGGGACGGTCATGTGAGTAGTGAAGGGTGCCTGCGCAGGGTCGATGCCCAACGCCGCCAGGTGTACGCGACCGATCTTGTGCGTACCGTTGATGATCTGCCGCTGCACCCTGAGAACCGTGCGCGCGAAGCGCACATCCTGGCTGGATAGGATGTTCCGGACTACACCCTCTTCCTGACCAAGGTACGCCTTGGGGATCTTGATTGATGCCCATAGCTTATTCTTAAAGTAGTCAACATCATCAATCGCTTGCCACTGCGGTCCTTGAAGTACCTCTATTCTAGAGCCTTCCTGACCCTTTCTAACAGGCACGTAGAAATCTTCGTCTTGGCCAAAAGCGTTGTATCTAACATCCAGCTTTCCGGTGCCTGCGTTGAAGAACTTCTTCTTGCGGTGCTGCTGGCGTACGTTATTGACGTGAGCCATAGCCTCCCTTGGAGGGAGGTCCCCAACGTCCACATAGAAGACCCGTCGCTCCGGCGACCGTCGTAGACGGTACACAAGCATGGAGTCTTCTAACAAAATCAGGCGTTTGTAGAGCCAGCGAGCGGACTCCAGGACCGAGTTGTGAACCACAACACCGTCAGCCACAAAGTTGTGTTCCGGATCGGCTACTTCGATGTCGTAGACCGGTTCCTCCCCTTGCATTTCAATTGAGAGTATCTTCTCCTCAGCAAAATCAGCTCCCTCGGCGATAGGCGTCTCATTGAAGGTGAGGAGGTACTGACGACCGGAATGAATGACGTCCGTCGTTGGATGGGTAGCGATGGGGTTATCTCGCGGCTCTCGCTCCCGGATGCGCCCGGATTTCCAGCCCAACCCGTCGACCAGCGTCTTTATATCTCGCACCAAGTCTCTGTTACAAAGCTCGATGTGGTGGTCTTTATGGCTGCGTGTGTCCCAACCATCCGCATCCATGAAACCGTGCAGGAGCGCGAGCCGGATTTCTTCGGGAGCCCCAAAAACCCAATACGGAAGACGCTTCGCGTGTGCCCCGCCGTCTACCCAACCGAGTTTGCGGAAAAGTGCCGCAAGCGCTTGGCTTGAGACGTAGCTCTGGGTCTCATCCGGCAAGGTGCTAACAGGTAGTCCAGTGCTTGCGAGGAGTCCCTCGTAAAAAGAGTTACGATCGGGGTATTCCCCGCGAGCGAAGTACACTTGCCCGTCTGTAATCCACCCGTCTCCTAGGAGAAACCCCCACAACCGAGCAAAATCAGGCGTAACAAAATCAGGGAGAGTGATCCTCTCATCCTCTATCTTGGGTTCAAAAGCACCGTAGAAAAACGGCACTTTCACCTCACAAAAGAGATCACGCAGTACGGGCAACGGAACCGATGACTGTCCTTTAAGCAAACTTTCCAAAGTTCCGCGAGCGATACCCAACTTAGCGGCTAGGGGCCGGAGACCCTCATCCTTGGGCGTATACCGCCCTATACGGGACGCCGCCCTAAGCGCGCTAGCGCCGCGCTCCGTGAGTCGTACAGGACCCTCCTCCTCTATCTCACGTAGGTGTAACCCAAGCGGCGGCGGCGGGTTCGTATCCGGCATTCGGGTGGTGATAACGATCCGATCCCCCTCCTGTAGCTCGCACAGCGGTTTCCAAGCGTTTCGTCCCCCCCTACCCTTCCCTACTGCTAAAAGAGGGTGCTCCGCTGTAAGGCAAAGCTCTCGGTGCTTCGTACGAACCCGATAGACGGTCTTCGTCCCAGAGCAGACATGGTCAAGCACCCTCGTCGTTCGGAGCTTTCCTGCGTGCCGCAAAAGAACGCGCTGGCCTGGTTGGATGTCGGATATCGGCCTCGGCCCTTCCGTCGTCCAAACTTGCGAACCCCCCGCGAGACAGTGCCCGTAAACAGAGCGCCTGAACTTGCTGTGCAGTCGGAAGTGAGCGATCTCCCAATCCTCGAACACCGGGTTTGGACCCGTGTCCTGCGATGCAAGATTCGAGGTGTCAGAAAAACCATCTTGGCCGCCGCCGGGGAGGGAGGTCGCGTTCTGGCCGTATCGGTTGACGAGGAGCTTGCGGTAATCCTCGGGCGTGAAGTCAAACCGCCCCTTGAAGTCTTGGATGAATCCTAGAAGCTGCCCTTTAGGGCCTTCGATTCGCCGCATGGTCGCAGGTGGGAGGTAGTTGATACCTTCTACCCCATTCTGGGTAACAAGTATCTCCTCAAAGTTCGATCCGTACTTGCAAGCTGTACGAGCGATGGACCATATCTCGTCTTCGTACCTCAAAGTCTTGAAGTAGAGGTCGTCAACAATCTCTTGGACTGTTCGATCAGGAGAGGTTATCCAGAGCGATCGCTTGAGCTGTGTGTCGGGTTGTGTTACATCATCGGCGTAAATATCGATCGCGGAGTTGTGTACAAACACCCCCTCACAGGCGAAATTCTGGTAGACCGGTACCTCGATATCGTACACATCCTCGACACCGTCGGGCTCTACACGTACCACCATGTGGTTGTTGTAGTCGTCTTCCCCTTCTTTCGGACCGGTAAGCGACGATCCAAGCATATAGCGACCTAAGCCGTACTGCTGCATACGTCGAACAAGAGTATTCCAACTTACATTCAGGTTACGCGCCGCTTCCGAAAGCGAGGATGACGCCCTGACAGCCGCTTCCACTGAGTCTCGTGCCAGCGGAATAGTATGGCTTTGCGCAATCGCCTGACGGTGCGCTTCGGACAGACATCCTGTCGGTGGCGGGTTGTTGCAGGAAACGTCTGGAAGGCTCGTAGACCGCTGCTGTGCGCGAACCCACTTCAATTTCTCACGAGGGTTGTTCCAGCGTTTTTTGGCAGCTTCTCGGATCTTAGCGCGGACTTCCGGGCGCTTGGTTATCTCGTGTATGCGGGAATGCTCTGCTCGCGTCTCAACGGAGAGGTTACCAGGATGAGGGTTTGTCTTGTCTCCGTCTCTGTGATGGACAACAAAACCTTCCGGAATCGGTCCGCTCAGTAGAACCTCCTCAGCCATCCGCCGATGCAGGTACTCTCTGCGGAGTCGACCCTTCCCCCAAGGATCCGTGACCATCAGGTAGCCGTTCTTCTCTACGCGAGCCGAGAGCGGCATCAACCGTTCCTTAGGCTCAAGCGCCCCTGCGGTCTTGTAACTGCCATCCCTAAGCATGAAGAGATGGTTAGCCGTGCATCTGATCGACCAGCGCCTCTTTTCCTTTCCGGGCTGCGCCCGGTACTCCTCGAACGTGACCTTGAAAACCGGTACGCGACTGCCGGTTTTCGTCGGACCTACAGCTTCGGCTGGGACTACTCTCTGGCGCCTCAGATCAGCCGCTAACACGTAGAACTTCTGATCTGGATTCTCAGACCGCCATCGAAGCAACTCCTCGATGGTGCGATAACCAGTGCCTTCTGGCAGCACCGTGTAGACTCTAGAAGTTCCGCATAGACAAGCTATTTCGCCGTAGTCGTCCATCTCTTCGTAATCAATGTATCGTGAAACGAGGTCTTGATCGAGCTTAAGATACTGTGAAACAGTGTCGTAGCCGTGGATAGAGAAAAGGTCCGCAGGACGACCTCGGGGGAAGACGTCCCCCTTGGCAATTTCGACCGGAGCTTGCTCAGGATCGTTCCGCCACGACCGGCGGACACGATTTGCCACTCCGTTTACGAAACCTTCAAAAAGTCCTGCCACGTTCTCCGCCCACGACGCATAGGCTCAATCCGCCCGTACGGGCGGGTCAGAGCCTACCAGTTTTCCCAACCGTCTCCGCCTGTTGGGTCCCAACCATCGCCGCCCCAGTTCGTCAGGATGGGCAGTCCTACCCCTCCTGACGCTGGGCGGTAATCCGACAACGGCAAATTCTGCCCAGCTCCGGGCACCATGGCACGTCTCTGCTCATCCATCCAGGGGTCTTCTGGTTGTACCCCGTCTTGGAATATAGGCATCGCCTGCATAGCGCTGGCTTCCGTCAGCGTGTGGACAACCCCTGCAAGCGCATCCGAGACGTCCTTGCTGTGCCCTTTGCCGGACGGGTGGTCGATCTTAGCTTTCTTTCGGATCGACCCCACGATGTTCCGTTGGAGCTTCTTCAGTTCGTCGATCAGTGGTTGGTACTCGTAGAAGAGGAGGCGCCCTTCATAGAGCGCGTTGCGCAGCTCGTCGTAGGGCTCGGTGGTCATGTCCACCGAAAGCAGCTCGGCGTTGAAACCGTTGCGCTTGAGGGTCTGAATTGTATCCACGGACTGAAACTGATCTAGGGTCACCTTCGATACGCTAAAACCCATCTGGCTCAGCTCGTACAACAGCCGGCGGTTGTCTGCGAGCATCAACTCCCCGCCCGACGGAGGAACAACGCGGAGCAGAAAGTCGACCACGACAACAGGGGCGCGCTCCCGGTAGAGATTACCAGCAGCATCTCGGCGCTGGACGTCCTTGAACCCCGCCACGTGAGCCAAACAGAAGCCAGTGGCGTCCTGCCGCAAGGACACGTCGAACCGCGCATGACGCAACGCGGTAGGGGAAAGGATTGGCCGGGTGGTTGTGACCACCTGACCATCGGGTAACCGCTCTTGGACGTTGTGAACGAGGCGCTCGGGGATGAGCTTACCGCTCGGCCCCTCTCCTGGGCACCACTCTGTGACGGTGAAGGGGTGCTTACGTCCCTTGAACCGGCGTTGGTCCTCAGCGACCGCCTCGAAAATCTTGTCTCGTTGCCCAATGAACGGACGGATCGAAACGGTCGCGAGCCCGGCGACGTCCCTTATGCTGCCCTCAAGGTCCGTCTCGAAGTCCCGCCGGAACTCCTCCGGAACATCGATCAGTACAGCCCCTTCAGGAAGGTTGTGGCGGAGCTGCTGCGCGTCTTCTTCGATGAGGAGCTTGGAAGGGATCTTCTCATTCCCGACCAGCACCGGGAACTTCCTCACCCCGAAGTATTCGTCCGGCTTGACGTCCCAGATCGCGTAGTCGCGCACAAAGACCTTTGGGTCGTCTAGGGATGCGGCGACGCGCTTGGCCGTGAAGTCCTCGCTGGTCTGCTTTGATGAGATCACGAACATGATCCCAGGCACCCTTCCGCGGCGGTCAAAGCGGGACTTGATGCGACGCTTGAGGGTCGCATAGATCGATTCCGCCATGTCAGAGTACACCTCATGCGCGGAGTTCTTCCGGTTCTTCGGTAAAAAATTGCTCTCATCGAGCATAAATGCAATAACATTCAAGCCAAGAGCCGACGTGTCATTTGTAGCTCTTGGGGCTACCCACACCTTGTGAGGAAATCGTATCTCTTGCTTGGTAGGCGAGAAGGGGAAATACTTGACGAAATACTGGCTTGCCTGAATCTTAGAGGTGACGTTCTCGAACGCCGCCTTCATGGCGAGTTTCTCGGTGATGGACAGAACCACCAGACCGATGATGGAACCAGGGGACAGCCCGAAGGACTTCTGGGGGTCCTTCATGCAAGAGATTTCGTAGAGGATCCTGCACAGACCTATCGACCCCAGGTAGGTTTTACCATATCCGATGCTGCCCGTCAAGACTACCTCTTCGTAGTCCCCTTGGAACATTTCCTTAAGGTCTTCGAGCAGCTTTGGGTAGATATTCTCGCACGTGTTGCCGAGGAAGTACGGGTCTTTTACGAAGGTCTCCATGTCCACGGGCTTGTGCTTGTAGTCTGCTTCTCTGAGCGTCTGGAAGAGGGACCCTGGTCCGGGAGCGGTGCCTGAGCGCAGCTCTTGGATGAGAAGGAGCAGCGCCTTCTTCTCGTCTGGGGATAGTGCGTCGATGTCCTTGCGGAGTAGGGCTTCCAGCTCGTCCGGTGTCCGAACAGAGAAGGTCCGGCCGTTCTCTTCGCGGATCATGGGGGTTTACCCGTCAACATCTTCGGACAGCGGATCAACCTCTTCTGGCGACGGAGGACCCTTCGCGTCGCTGTACTCGGCGTCGATGATACCGTCGATCTTCTTCTCGCCGGCTAAAGACACCAGTTTGTCGGCCAAACCCATGAGCCGGAGGCGACTCTCCGGGTTCTCCAACACCTTGCGTACGCCTTCGTCCTCTACACGGGCGGTGAGATTCTCGATTGGGTCGGACTCTTCTTTGCCGCCATAGACCGCCTTGGCGATGCCAAGATCGAGCTTGATGCGCGCGCTCTTGTCGAGGATGTCCAACGCCACACGCACTTCCTGGGCGGTGGTGGGCAGGAGCTTGTTGATGTTCCGCTCCAACTCGGCGTCGATGTCTACCCGCGCGCGCTGGAGCCGGTAGAGGTCTTCCATCTCGTTTAGCTCGTGCAGCCCTTTGCGCGCTTTGGCGATGCTCCTCTGGAGATGCTGCGGCAGCACCGGGACTTTGTCCTCCAACGGAAGTTCCCCTCGGTAGCCGCAAAGAATAACGCCCAAAGACTCTCTAGTAACGTCCGTGTACTCCTGACACTCCTCCTGGATGAAATCGGCTACGTGTTGCGGCGGCAACCCGTCCAGCAGCATCTGGTGCGCCTCCTCAAAACAATCCAGCGCCCTGAATCGTTGAAAGCGCGGCGCCCGGCTTTTGGGCGGGGTGCCCCTCACCGGAAACGGGATGACATCCGAACCAGGCTCGTCCATACGCTGACTCTAGCATGTCGCAATGGTAAAGCGG